TACGAAATGCACGAGCATTTAAAAAATATGTTTATACCTGATCGTAGTAGTAACTTAACAACAGAAGACTTCACTTTATATTGTGAAGAAATACGTATTTGGGCGCAAAATGACTTAGGCGTAATATTAATGCCACCAAATGAATTCAAGTAGTTTCTCTTATATAATATAGACTTGATTAATCAAATTATTTCAAAATGAACACACACGGTGGTAAAAGAAAAGGCGCAGGACGCAAACCAAAAGCAGAAGAACAAAAGCTAATACAAAAACTAACACCTTTTAATGACTTAGCACTTAGAGCTCTACAAGAAGGTTTAGAGAAAAAAGAACAATGGTCAGTTAAATTATACTTTGAATACTTTTACGGTAAACCACAACAAAGAGTAGACGTAACTACAAATGACGATAGTTTACACTTACCGTTAATAAATTTTGTAGATTCTGGAACTGAACAATAAATATCAAAAACTATTTCAATCGGACTGTAGGTATTATATCATAACAGGTGGACGTGGTTCAGGTAAGTCTTTTGCAGTAACAGTATTTCTTACATTACTTACTATGTCACAAAACATAAGGGTACTGTTTACACGTTATACAATGGTTTCAGCACACTTATCTATAATACCTGAATTTTTAGAAAAGATCAGTTTACTAGGATTTGAGAATATATTTGACATAAACAAGTCTGAAGTAGTAAACTTAGCAAATGGTAGCGACATACTATTTAGGGGTATAAAAACGTCAGCAGGTAACCAAACTGCAAGTTTAAAGAGTTTACAAGGTATTTCTTGTTGGGTACTTGATGAAGCAGAAGAATTAATAGACGAAAGCACATTTGATACTATTGATTTAAGTATACGAGAAAAGAAAGTACAAAATAGAATTATATTAGTGCTAAACCCAGTTACAAAAGAGCATTGGATATATAAACGATTCTTTGAAGAAAGAGGTGTACCACCTAGTTACAATGGTATCAAAGACAATGTTTGTTATATTCACACAACCTACAGAGACAATAAACAAAACCTATCACAAAGTTTTTTAGATCGTATACAAGCTATACGCAAAAACAATATAAAGAAATACAATCATAATATATTAGGTGGGTGGTTAGACAAAGCTGAAGGTGTAGTATTTGAAAACTGGTCAATAGGTAAATTTAACCCTGACAACTTACAAACATCTTGTGGTATGGACTTTGGGTTTTCTGTTGATCCTGACAGCTTAACAGAAGTAGCTATTGACAAAACAAAGAACAAATTATATGTACACGAACACATATATAAAAACGGACTAAAGACACACGAGCTAGCAAAGATTATACTTGACAGAGTAGGTAACAAACTAATTGTAGCAGATAGCGCAGAACCTAGACTAATAGAAGACCTTAGACACAAAGGAGTAAATATAAGACCTGTAAAAAAAGGCACTATAGAAAGTGGTGTAACTCGTATGCAAGACTTTGAGCTAGTGGTAAGTCCTGAAAGTGTAAATATAGTCAAAGAGCTTAACAACTATGTATACGCAGACAAAGGTTCTAAATTATATGTAGATAATTATAACCACGCAATAGACGGTATTAGATATAATGTTATTTATCATTTAGACAACCCTAACGCAGGTAAATACTTTGTACAATAAGAAAAGGGCTGCCTTAGATATTTAAAAGAGTAGACAACCCTTATAGGGAAACAAGATAAACAAATATACATTTTTAAACTAAATAAACTAAATTTCTATTATATATTATGCGAATTAAAGTTACTAAAGACGACAAGCAGCATAAATTTACTATTAAGAATTGGAGTGATGTAACTTTAGAAACTTGGATAAAACTGATTCAGTCAGAAAACAAAGGCGAAATAGAAAAGTCACAGGATATGATAAACCTAATGACAGATATGCCTAAAGAATTAATAAACCAACTGACTTTAGAAGACGTAACAAAAGTTTTAAGAGTAATTGCAAAGCTACAGACTAGTAAAAACAGTAAATTTAAACAAGTCATAAAAGTAGGTAACGATCAGTATGGTTTTATACCTGACTTAGAACGTATAACTTTAGGTGAATACGCAGACATAGAGCACTACATTAAAGGCGGTATAGAAAAGAATATGCCTAACATAGTAGCAATATTATACAGACCTATTACACAAACAGAAGGTAAGTATTATTCTATAGAAGCGTACGACAGTAGTACAATGAGACTTAGAGCTAGAAAGTTTTTAGAGATGAAAGCACAAGAAGTTCAGCAGGCATTAGTTTTTTTTTGGACTTTCGCAAGCGAACTATTGAAAATTTTGCAGTTGTATTTAACGGACAAGTTAAAGAAGGCGAGGCAACAGTTGATGAACAATTCGCAAAGAAGTGGGGTTGGTTTGGCGTAATGTATAGACTAACAAATGGTGAGATAGTAAATTTAGACAGGATTACAAAACTTAGTTTATATGAATGTCTAACGTGGTTAAGTTACGAAACAGACTTAAACACAACACAAAACACAAATTATGGTAAACGACAAGACGTATAATAATTTAGTAGACACATTAGAGCAACTGGGTAACAATCATTTTCAGATCAAAACTGTTACATCAGGTGACATCTTTGAAATAGACTTAGAGAAAAACACTTTATTCCCTCTAATGCATATTAACCCAGTAAACGTCACAGCTAGTAAATCACAGTTTATATTTAACTTTCAAATATTTATTATGGATTTAGTAGAACCTGACGAAAGCAACGAACAAGAAGTATTAAGTGATTGCCTTAGTATGTGTACAGATATTATAAGCACATTTAAGCACGGAAAAAGTCTTAATCACTACGAAGCTAGTCACGGTGATATACCACAATATTTTGTAGACGATAGTTTTACGCTTGAACCCTTCACAGAGAGATTTGATAATTCAGTAACAGGTTGGGTGTTTACTTTACCAGTCATAGTAGAACAAAGTTTTGAGAGCTGCAATATACCACAACCCACAACACAGATAGGAAAATGATAAAATTTAGAATAGGAAAACTTACAATAACATTAATACCACCAAAAGTTAGTTATGAAATATGCAACTGTAATGACAAAGCTGCGTGCAATCGTTGTTAAATTAGAGACTTATAACGATTACCCAAAAGCAGCTAGCAATAACGCAAAAAGAGCAATTAAATACAAAGAAGAAAAAGGCACAACTTGTGGCACACGAGTAGGTTGGACACGTGCAGGACAATTAGCTCGTAGAGAAAAGATAAGTAGAGAAACTATAGCACGTATGGCTAGTTTTAAAAGACATCAACAACACAAAGACGTACCTTATGACGAAGGTTGTGGAGGGCTAATGTATGACGCTTGGGGAGGAACAAGTGGAGTAGAGTGGGCAATAAGAAAGCTAGAACAGATAGATCAGAAACTTGCAGAAATAGGCGAACGAGGTGGAGTAAGAAAAAGTCCTAAAGCACCTAAGTCTAAAACCCCAAACCCAAGACCAAAAGGTAAGGGTACAGCTAAAGGTGACGCAAGCACAAGCAGAGGTGCTAAAGTAAGCAAACAAGATTTAAAGACATTACAAAAAAAGTCAGATGACTTTAACGAGAGATATAAGAAGAAATTAGGTTACGGAGTAACAGTAGGACAATTAAAGGCAGTATTTCAACGAGGTCTAGGTGCGTTTAACACGTCACATAGTCCACGTATAAAATCACCTTCACGTTGGGCGTTTGCGCGCGTGAACGCATATTTATATTTAGTAAAGAATGGTAGACCACAAAACCCTAAATATACTACTGACTACGATTTACTACCAAAGAAACATCCAAAAAGTACAAAAAAATAAATAAATAACAATGGCAAATTTAACAGTAACATTAACAGAAAGTGTAACCCTTAACGGATCAGTTAGAGGTTCTACAAATCAATTAACAATTACAGGTATAGAACAGGTTATGGAACGTATAGTAACAATACCTGCTGACAATGACACTACAGTATTATTAACAAAAGCTACAGTGTCTAGTTCAGATAGTGCAATAGATATGCAAGACACTAAATATATAAGAGTAACAAATTTAGATTCCACTAATAGTGTAACCTTATCTATGCAAATAGATGCAGATGAAAATAACAACGACGCAGACGAAAGTGTTTCAATTCTTTTAGAAGCTGGTAAAACATTTATGATGGGTACACCACACGATTCTATTGGTGTACTAGATTCTTCTAATACATTAACAGCAACACACGATTTAGAAAGTATAATGGTAGATAGTGGTTCTAATACAGTTAAACTAGAATTATTTGTAGCAGGTGCGTAACGTAGAAAACTATTTAAAGTCAGTAGGTCGTAAGATTGTAAGACAAGCTAAGAACAACCTTAAACAGGGTGACAAGGTAGTATCAGGTAGTTTACTTAATTCTATCAAATTTAAGGTTCTAAAAACAGCAGAAGGTTTTACAGTACAATTTACTATGGCAGATCACGGTAAGTTTATGGACAAGGGTGTAAGTGGTAAAAACAAAAGACGATACTTTAAGGACATAAACAACACACGTAGACAAAGTCCTTTTAGATATAAGAACTTACAACCACCTGCAAGTGCATTAGACAAATGGATAGTAAGACGAGGTATAGCGCCACGTGACGAAAAAGGTAGATTTATGAGTAGAAAAAGTTTACAGTATTTGATAGCACGTAAGATTAAGTCACTCGGTATACAAGGTATAAGTTTCTTTACAACACCAGTTAGACTAGCACTAAAAGATATGCCACGTGAATTAGCGTTAGCATTTAAGGAAGACTTTAAAGACAATATAGCAGTAATAAAATGATAATAACACAGAAACCAAAATATAGACTAGTACCTGCATACTCAAATATTATATTTACAGTACAAGACTTAGTATTAGTAACTAGTAAATTTAACGTTAAATATATAGCAGAAGTATTTTTAGGACAACAAGGATCTTTGTCTGCAGGTGATAAGATAGCTACATTAAAAGCTACACCAAATAGTAAAGGTGTTGGTATATTTGATCTAAGCACTATTTTACAATCATACGTAGAAAGCGATAACTTAGGTAGTTTTGTAGGTTCAGCAAACCCTACAGAAAGTTCACAGTTTAAAAGTACTGCATTTAGTGACACTACACCACATAGCATACATACTATAGACAAGTTTTGTACTAACGAAAAGTCAGTAAGAATATTTAAAGTTATATTTAAAATACAACACTCTGACACAGTAACTGGTGAAGTATCAGTAAACCCAACTTCATTAGTATCAACTGACGAATTTATTATATACAACGGCACAGTACAACACGAAGACATTATAGCATTAGATGCAAGTGGTAACTACGGTTATAATCTAGACGCTAACAACTATATAATGAACGACACAGATGCTAAGTTCCTTACTAACTGTCCTACTACTATAGATATAGGTTCCAATGATTATCACACACTAGCATTTTTTAGTGACTATAATCTAGACTTTTCTATAGGTGGTAGTGGAGATAGTCAAATAGAAGACGTAGTAATTAAATTATTCAACGATATAAATGGTACAGGCACGCAATTAGCAACAATTACTATAGATAACACACCTGCAAACGGTGGTAAACGTAGTTTTGTAAACGAAGCTAATAACAAACTAATATTTATAGGATGTGGTGTTGCTAATATAAAAGCACACAGCAGTTTTAATGCTAACACAAAATCATATACAATAAAAACTAGGAACAGTTTATCACAAACAATTTCACAAGAATATACATTTAACATAATAGATGACGATTGTAAAGGATTTGAAAAGATAAGATTGACGTGGTTAAACAGACTAGGTGCATGGGACTACTACTCTTTTACTAAACGTAATGTAAGGACTGTAGAAACGCAAAGAACAAGCTACAAACAAATATCAGGATTATATAACGAAAGCGTATTTATGACACACGGATATAAAGGAGGTCAGAAAACATTTAATACTAACGCTAAAGAACGTTTAACACTTAATACAGACTTTGTAACAGAAAGCACAGCAACGTGGTTAGAAGAACTATTTACAAGTCCTGAAGTATATATATTAAATGAGTTTAGTACAGACGGTAGCGAAGGATATATAAACAAATACGTACAACCAGTTACAATAACATCTAGCACATATACAAAACAAACTAGAGCAAATGACGATCTTTTACAGTACACTTTAGAAATAGAACGCAGTAAAAACAGAGTTATACAAAATGCGTAACACACAGCTAATATTATATCCTCAATTTGCAATAGGTAACAATGGATTTAGTTTTACATCTACACAAGTTCAATATTTAGCTAATAGCTCATTTACTAGTGCTTTACAAAACAGTATACAAGTAAGCACATCTAACCCTTTAGGTGCAGCTATTAGCACAAATGCTTCACTAATAGGTAACTGGCAGGGTTTTAGTACAGATTCTAGTGTATTTGCTGCAGCGTCTGTACCTTTTGTAAGTAGTGGTAACTTAAATTTACCTTCAAGTGGTAGTGCTTTATCTTTTTCAGGTGTTTACCAAACTGTAGACAATTTAACTATAGGTGCAGACTATGAAATATTTATAAAACATGCACCTTCTATTACTGGTTTTACAATTATTGGACAAAACAACTTTACACATACTAACGGTAGTTTTGCTATTGGTAACGGTGTAAGTTTCACAACTGTACAAACAAACACTACATTTACCTTTACTGCTACTGACACAGAACAATTATTAGTTATAACTTATGCAGGTAGTAGTGGTACTACGTTTCAAATACAAAAAATTACTCTAAAAGAAGTTATACCTTCTGCAATAAGTAATGTAGAAGATGGTTCTGTAATTTGTGATCTATACGACAACGAAGCAATACCTTTAAGTCTTAGTGTAGACGATTTCAAAAACGCAGCAGAAAAAGTACAATCACATTCAAAAGATTTTAACTTACCTGCAACAAAAAGAAACAATAAAATATTTAGCAGTATATTTGACGTACAAAAATCAATAGATAGTAACTTTGATTTTAACCCTTATGTTAGAACACGTGCAGTATTAAAAGAAGACACTTACACAATCTTTGAAGGTACTTTACGATTAATAGACATAATTAATAAAGACGGTGAAATATCTTACAATGTAAATTTATTCAGCGAAGCAGTAGCGCTATCAGAGGTTCTTAAAGATAAGAAAATAAATGATTTAGATTTAGACGAATTAGAACACGATTATACAATAACAAACGTAACTAATAGTTGGACAGGTGTTCTTGCATTGACAAACGCCTTACCTTCAGATACATTAGCAGGCACAGCAGGTGCAAGCACAACAGCAGTGTTAAAGTACCCTTTTTGCAACTGGGATAACAATATAACAGAAAATGCATCAGGTCAATTAGAAATAAAATTAGAACAAGCGTTTAGACCTTTTATACAATGTAAATACTTAATAGATAAAATATTTAGCGAAGCAGGTTACACCTTTGAAAGTGACTTTTTAAGTAGCACAAAGTTTACTAAGTTATTTATGGACTTTAACTGGGGTGCAGGTAATGCACCACACGACACACAACACACAGGCGAAGGTGAACAATCTTCAACACAATCTATAACAGGTACAAGCTATACAAAAGTAAATTTTCAAACACATAATTTTACAAATGAATTTGGATATGACGGTACTAACACTTTTACAGCATCACAAAACGACACTACATATCAGGTAAGTTGTTATATGACTATTAGTGGTACTTGGAACGCACAAATATTTAAAAATAGTACACCAGTATTAGGTTCAGGTTTCAGTAGTGCTACACAAGGCACAAGTTATTCAGTAAGTAGTTTACCTATAACTATAAACGCTACTGATACATTATCAGTTCAAGTGCAAAGAGGAAGCGGTACAGTCAATATAACAAGTGCTAGAATTATAGCAGATTTAACATTAGACAATATTACTACAGCAGTATTACTAAATAACTTACGTGGTGACTTAGGACAATTTGAGTTTTTGAAAGGTATAATGACTATGTTTAATTTAGTCACCTTACAAGACAAAGACAACCCTAATAACTTAATTATAGAACCTTATAAAGACGTATTTATAAAACCTATACACGTCTTAAATACAAGTACTACGGTTACGCCTAAGCAACTTAACTGGACAGATAAGGTAGACATATCAGAAATAAATTTAAAACCCTTAGATCTTGTTAAAACAACTAATTTTAGTTTTGAAGTAGATGATGACGACTACACACACAATGTCTATAAAAAAAGTGCAGGTAAAAACTATGGACATTATACATTTGAAAAAAGTGAGTACACAATGCTTGAAGGTGAAACAGAAATAAAAGCTACACCTTTTTCAGTTACAGTAGTAAAACCTTTGCTAGATTTTTTACCTAATTTTGTAACTCCTTCTATATTTCAAGCAAATGATGACGCAACAGAATTTGAAAGTTTTGACAACGCACCACGTATACTATTTGACAACGGCGTAAAATCTACAGGTAAGACATACGCAATACCTGCAAAGAATGGTGTAGCAGCTACAACAAAAACAGATTTTTTACAATTTAGTCATTTATCAGAAATACCTACTACTGCGACTACAGACGATTACAATTTTGGTTACTGTTATTTATTTAACCCTTTAACACCTGTAGTAGATAATCTGTATAATACATATTGGTCAACATATTATGACGACCTATACAACGTAGACACACGTGTTATGACGTTAAGAGTAAATTTAACACCTGCTGACATTAATACGTTTAGATTCTTTGATACAGTATTAATCAAGAATAAAGAATATAGAGTAAACAAAATAGATTACAAAGCAGGCGAACTAGCAAATGTAGAATTTATACTTATACCGTAATGGAGTTTAAAAAAGGATTTAAAATAAAACCAAAAAGTATTAAAAGAACTGGCGAAGTAATTTTTACTGACGGTACAAATGATGTGTTTGCAAATCAAAAGATATGTCAAGAATATGGTTATAATTACGACACGGTTAGTGGTACTTGTTATGCTTATAGGTTTAATAGTTTAATAGAAAAAAGAGGTAAAAATTTAGACAATAAAGTGTCAGGTAAAAATAACACTACTAGCACTAACACGTCAGCTAGTTTTATTACAGGTCAAAAAAACACTACAGACGGTATAAACAAAAATATATTTATTACAGGTGAAAATAACAAAATACAATCTAATCTTAGCAATTCAAGTATAATAGGTGGTACACACGGTCTAGGGTTACACAATGGCGAAGTAGTTATAGGTGGTGGTTTATATGACGGTAGTGAAGTTGGTTCAAATCAAATGTCATTTACGCAACTATCAGGGCAAACTACAGGCACAGATGCTACAAATTTAACTACACAAAATGACGGTACAAACTTAGTAGAAATACAAAACAACTCTATATTAGGATTTGAAGCACATATTATAGCTTTATGCACAGGTGGTTCTAGTGGTACAGCAGGACAATACATTTACTATAAGCTAGTAGGTGCTTGTAAAACAGACAATGGATTTAACCCTACATTTACTCAATCAATAAGTACAATAGCAGACGGTAGTTTATCAATAGTCACCACTCCTAGATTTGTAGCAGTTACCGATCCTTTTATAAGCATACAAGTTACAGGACTTACAAACGTAAATATTAACTGGTATTCAAGTGTACACTTATATACTAACAGAACATTACAAACATTTTAATTATGGCAGAAGAAATTAACTTAAAAATAAATAGTAATATAGATGACGCAGCTAAAGACGTAGACAAATTAACTGACAATCTTTCTGACGCAGTAGACCAAACAAACGATTTGTCAAAAGCATCAAAAGAAAGTGAATCAGGTATAAGAAAGTTATCTGTGGGTTTTAAAGCGTTGGCAAAAGCTACAGGTATTGTATTTATACTAAACAAAGCATTTGAGGTTTTTCAAGATGTATTAGGACAAAATCAAAAAGTAGTAGATATATTTAACACAGCAACCGAGTTTCTTAACATAACATTTAACAAGTTTTTTAACTTCTTATCAGAAAACACAGGTAAAGCAACAGGTTTTATAAGTAAACTTTTTGGTAGTGAAGCAGTACAAAACGCACTATCATTTGGTAGAACGCTAGGCGTAGAAGTTATGACTAGAGTTAAAAACCTTATAGAAGGTGTAGGTGGTTTAGGTAAGGCGTTGTTCCAAGTATTTAAAGGTGATTTTAAAGAAGCTAGCGAAACAGCAAAGACTGCACTAGGTAACCTGAAAGACACAGTTACTGGCAACGTTGTAGAAACTGCGCAAATGGACAACGCAATAACTAAGGTAACTGAAAAAATTAAAAACTTTACTAAAAATACATTAGACGCAGCAAAAGCAAACGTAGAACTTGACAAGTCAGCACAATTAGCAGAAAGCAGAAATCGTATATTATTAGAACAATTTGATGCACAAGCAGAAAGTTTACGACAGGTTAGAGACGACGAAAGTTTAACATTTGAACAAAGAATAAAAGCAAATGAAGACTTAGGAGCATTACTAGAAAAACAAAAAGAAGTTATGTTAGCTAACGCAGACATAGCAGTAGAAGCAGCGCAGAAGGAATTAGACAAAAACAAAGAAAACGTAGACTTACAAATAGCACTAAATGAAGCAATAGCAGAACGTGAAGGTATAATAGCACAAGTTACAGGTTTTGAAAGCGAGCAACTAACAAACACAATTAGTCTAAAACGTGAAGAAGCAGACGCAAATCAAGAAATTATAGACCTAGCTAAAGAACGTAAAGAAGCAGAGTTAGAAGCATTTAGCTCACTAGCAGGTGCATTAGGTGACTTAGCAGGAGAAAACAAAGCACTAGCAATAGCACAAGCAACTATAGATACTTTTGCAGGTGCTAACAAAGCGTTTGCACAGGGTGGTGTAGCAGGATTTGTAACAGGTGCAGCAATCATAGCAGGTGGTTTAGCTAACGTAAGAAAAATACTAGCTACAGACGTACCAGGTGGTGGTGGTGGTGGTGGTTCTGTACCTTCAGCTACTCAACAAGCTCCTGCACCCCAAATGGTAAGTGGTGCATTTACTTTAGGTGGTGCTACACCTGACTTTGAACCTGCAAGGGCGTTTGTAGTAAGTGACGATATAACAAATAGTCAAAACAAACTAGCAAACATTAGACGTAGAGCAACTATCTAAAATCAAATAAAACTAATTTAAATCTATTATATAATAAATTTATCTTATGTACGAGAAATACCAAAAAAAACTAGAAAGTCTTTTAGACACAAAATTAGAGAATACTGAAAAAATAAATTTTAATAAAATAAAAGACGTAACTAAACTATATAATTTAATCAAAAAAGCTAAAGACAGTATGGACGTCCATTTATCAAGGGCAAAAAGATTAGCTATTGTTGTAGATACAGAAATTAAAAGTTTTAACAAACTAGCAGGGGATATTGAAAGAGCTTCTAAAGAATTAGGAATACCAATTAAGGATATTAATTTACAAAAACTATTTAATGATTTAAAAAAGTTTAAAAAAGAAGCTGATAGTGTCCTTGACGCATAAAATAAATAAATAAATGAAGAAAAAACTCACTAAGATCACAGAGCTTGTAATAAGTGACGATAATGAAGAACTATCTATAGACGCAATAAGTTTAGTAACAAGTCCTGCAATAGAAGTAGATTTTGTATTTTTTGGTAAAGACAAACACAATCTTACATTCTCAAAGATTGACGAAGAAAAAAGAATGTTAATTAGTCCTGCACTAATACCTAACAAACAAATATTTAGATACAACCCTAATACAGATTCAGAGTATTACGTATATTTTTCTACGGACACAGTAAGAAAAGCTAGCGAACTATATCTAAAATACAATAATCACCACAAAGCTACATACCAACACCAAGACAGAGTAGCAGGTGTACTAACAGTAGAAAGTTGGATAAAAGAAGGCGACCAAGACAAGTCTAAAATGTATGGCTACGACTTACCAAATGGTACGTGGTTTGTAAAAATGAAAATAGAAAACAATGACTTGTGGGAAAAGATAAAAGCAGGTGAACTAAAAGGATTATCAATAGAAGGTTATTTTGTAGACAAAATGGAAAAAATGAGTAAAACAGTTACAGACGAAGAAATAGTAGAAGCATACAACGAATTAGTAAAAGAGGGTAAGATAAATAAAGTTAAGTTATCAATATTTCAAGATATTGAAAAATTAAGAGATAAAGCTATAAGTGCAAGTAAAAAAGCTAATAAAAATATTTTAGCAGCACTTTCTGATTTTGCAGACAGTACACAAAGTATAGAGCAAGGTATTAAATTTACCGAGCAAGGTATAAAAAAAGCTAAAGAATTAGGGGCTACTGAACTTATAAAAAGAGCAGAAAATATAAAAAGTAGTTTTGAAAAAATATTAAAAAAACACAGAAACAATATTACTGATTTAAGAAACATAAGAAACAATATATAACCATGTACAAAAATTACGAAGACAAACTAAACACAATACTATCTAACGCTAAAGGTGAAAAGGTAGATCTAGCAATTCAAGACGAAGTAAAAAGATTATATTCTAGATACATAAATCATAATGAAAAGTATGACGTTATTTTTGCACCTATAGGTAGAGTAGAAGACGATCTAATAAGGTGGGTTAGAGATATGGACAAAATACAAGACGAAGCAGAAAGTTTGTACAAAAAAACTGATAAAACAATCAGAGAATTAGGAGTAAGTAGAGATACTGCAGGTTTACTAACAGATTTACGTAAAATTACAGACGATAAAATAGTTAAAGCTCACGCCAAAACTATGATAAAATCTTTACAAAAAATGGTTATATAACACAAAATCAAACAACAAATAAATAATTCTATTATATACTAAAGACTTTAAAAAATGGATTTAAAAAAACAAATATTATCAGCATTAGGTTTAGACAAAGAAGAAGAATTAAACCTAGAATTTCAAGCTAAACTTATTGACGGTACTATTGTCGTTTCAAAAGCAGATGAACTTGCAGAAGGCGTAGAAGTAATGATACTAGCTGAAGACGGTAGCACAATGCCTGTACCAGTAGGAACTTACGAAACAGAAGACGGAGTTGAGTTCAAGGTAGAAAAAGAAGGTATCGTAGCATCAATGGAGAAAAAAGAAACTGAAGAAGAAGAAGAAGAGACAGAAGAAAAAGAAGAAGTTGAAGCAGTAGAAGAAGAAGAAATGTCAGAGGAAACTGTTGAGGAAACAGAAGAAGTAGAAAACGAAAACTTTGACAAGAACGCACTTATTGAAGAAATAGGTGTAGTAATTAAAGAACTTTTAGAAGAAGTAAGGTCAGACGTATCAAGACTTTCAGCAGAACTTGAAGAAATGAAAGACATAAACGGTGAACTAACTACTGAAAAAGAGGAATTACAATCACAAATCGTAGAATTATCTAAAGAACCTGCAACTAAACCTGTTGAGGTTTCTAAATTCAACGAAACAAAACTTAATACAAAACCTTATGCTAATATGAACAGCAAAGAAAGGTTTTATTATAACTTAAATAAATAATAATTAAATAATAACAAAATGAGTTTTTCAATAACATCAAATTATAGTGGTGAACACGCAGGTCAGTATATTGGCGCAGCGTTAAAGTCATCAAAATCTTTAGAGTTTTTGACTGTACTAGAAAATGTAAAGTTCAAAAGAAACATAACTAAAGTTGCTACTTCAGGACTTATTAAAGATGCTACTTGTGACTTCACTGACGCAGGTACACTTACTTTAACTGAAAGAGTTTTAACACCAAAACAATTAGAAATTAACGTTGATCTTTGTAAAAAAGATTTACTAGCAGACTGGCAAGCAGCACAAATGCAAGCAGGTAGACACAATGACGGAATGAGTGACGACTTTGCAGCTTTTGTAATGTCTTACCTTTCAGCAACTATTGCAGATTCAGTAGAAACTAGCATTTGGAACGGACTAGATTCAAATTCAGGTGAGTTCACAGGATTTATGCAAGCAGGTAACGGACACTTTGAGAATGACACAGCTATCGTAGAAGCAGATAACTCTGCAGGTGCAGGTTCAGCATTTACTGTAGCTAGTATAGATGACGACCTAAATGCACTTGTAAATGCAATACCTTCAGCAGTATACACTAAAGAAGACTTATATATCTATATGTCAGTAGCGTCTTACAGACTTTACTTAGCTAACCAAGCAGCAGCAGGTTACGAAAGACTATACAATATGGGCGAAGGTTTCAGACCAATGTTTAACGGTATTAAGATTGCAGTTTGTCCAGGTATGGTAGATAACAAAATGTGTGCAGCTCAAGCATCTAACTTATTCTTTGGAACAGACTTAGTTTCTGACCACACAGAAATTAAAATGTTAGATATGGGTGACTTAGACGGTTCTGACAATATCAGAGTGGTAGCTAAGTTCACGGGTGGTACGCAACACGCACAAGGTGCAGATATAGTAAGATTAGACTAATAATTAACTTGCAGTAAGAGAGGGTATCAAAACCCTCTTAAACTGCCTTAAAACAATAAATATGGCTTGTGAATTAACAACAGGAAGACAATTAGATTGTAGAGACACCGTAGGTGGTGTAAAGGCAGTATACTTTGTGCAACACGCAGACGCAGCTATAAATGGTAACAACGCAGGTGCAGGTATAGAACCAGCATCAGGTACTATTACAGACTTAGATTTATCAGGTAGTGGTACAGGTGATGAACTATTTAAGTACGAGTTAGTTAGAGGTACAGGATCATTTACAGAAACTATCACAGGTAGCACAGAAAATGGTACAATATTCTTTGACCAGTCAGTAAACATTAAACTACACAAACTAAGCATAGCAGACAGAAACGAAATAAAACTTTTATCAAGAAATAAATTAATTGTATTTGTAGAATTAAATCAAATCAATACATCAGGTAAAAGAGTTATAGTCGCTTTAGGTTTAGAGAATGGTTTAGAGCTTAATGCAGGTACTAACGCATCAGGTGCAGCTCTAGGTGATATGTCAGGTTCAGACCTCACATTTAGTGGACAAGAAAGCTACCCTGCTTGTATTGTCGCAGACTACACTAACGTACCTTTTGACAATTCAGCGTTTACAGCAACAGTAACTACAACATAATATATGTTTTCATAAGTAAAGAAGGGTGGTATTTTACCACCTTTTTTTTTGTTTATAAAATAAATTAAACGTTTTTCTATTATATAGTATGCAACACGTTACTTACGGTTCTACAGCTACGTTTTATGTCACGACAGAAGACAAAAGAATAGATACAAGTGTACCAAGTTCGCAGATTAGATTTTTAGTAAAACTAACTAATGATCTGTCAGGCACAGTAAAATATGCATACGGACAAAGTCAAACAATTAGAGAAAGATATACAGATTTTACTTTGACACATAACACAACAGAAAACGTATTTACAGGTGCTATAAATTTAAAACCTTTTGGTTACCATAAATACGAATTATATGAAGTTAGTTTTAATGGTACAGTACCAACACTAAATGAAGACACAGCACCTATTAGTGAAACAGACGTAGCAAATGACACAGGTAGTGTACACGGCACAGTAAAAGGTTTGGTAGAACAAGGCAAATTATTAGTGAGCGAAACAGTAGGTAGTGAGCAGGTAAAATATACACAATATACAGAAACAAATAGTACAAATTATATATATACAAATTAAATGGACACAACACAAGAATTATTATCAGAACAGTTAGGTAAGGGTGGCGTAGAAATAGTAGTATCAGGCACAGGCGCAGTAACAGGTAAGGACTGTTACGCAGTAGCTTTTCCTATAGAGACTGTAGTAACAAACTTAGACACAGGTTCTAACGTCACAGGTACAGATAGCAACTTACACCAAACATACGGTGCAGGCACTACATTATTTTTATCATTTACAGCTATAACTATCAGTAGTGGTTTAGCGTTAATATACAAGAACGACACACTCTAAATGTTAAAACTATCTAATTTAGAAAGTATAGGCAAACCTGTCTACAAGTTTCACAACTTACATAGCGTAGACTTTGACGGAGTAGATGACTTTATACAGTTAGGTGAACCTATAAGCTATACACAACACACTATAAGCACTTGGGTTAAAATTACTAATAGTGGTTCTAGTAAAACTATATTTGATTCAAGAGATTCAGCAAATGATGGTATAAGATTAAGAACAGATTCGTCTGAAAATATAATATATAGAGTAAATGATAGTGCCTTGACTAGCACAAATAGTTATGTAGATGAATGGGTGCATATAGTAGGTACTTATGACGGCACAACACAAAAGTTATATATAAATGGTTCTTTAGACCAGTCTGCTACCACTACACAAGAAGTAAGCGTAACCACAAACGCAAAAATAGGTGCAAGAAACTTTGATGACAGAGCTTTAGAGTTTTTAGGCAAAATAGACGAACTAGCAATATTTGACAGAGCATTAGAAGAAGAAGAAGTAACAAAGATATACAGAATAAAGTATGGTGCTAACTTAGTACAGAATGGTAACTTTGATGAGTTAGGTAGTGAGTTGGTTACCAATGGTGATTTTGCAACTGATAGTGATTGGAATAATAATGTGGGTAATGATTGGCAAATTAGTAATGGTAAATTAATATTAACAACCACTTCATCTAACAATGTAAATCAAGCTATTGGTTTAGTTCAAAACAAACTTTACAAAATAGTTTTTACTATTAGTAATACTACATCAGGTGGAGTGCGAGTAAGGTTAGGAACAGGAAGTTTTACATCAGTATTTACAGATGGTACACATACTTTATATTTAGAACAAACAACAACAAATGACGCATTTAGATTTTATGCTAATTCAAGTGGAGTTTTTAACGGACAAATAGACAACGTATCAGTAAAACAAGTAGACCCTAACGACAGGTTTACATTAGGTACAGGTTTTTCTTTTGGTGATGAAAAAATGATTGCAACAGAAGCAACAGGTAACCTACTACAAACAAACGTATTTACTATTGGTAAAACATACAAAATTACTTTTACAATAAATGAAGTAACAGCAGGTAATGGAGTAAGAGTATTATGTGGAACGACAAATGGTACTGTAAGAACTACAGCAGGTACTTATTCACAGATACTAACTTGTGCAGGTTCAGCACATTTATTTGTAGACCCAAATATTAGTTTTACAGGTAGCATTAGTAATTTAATGGCTGAAGAACAAAAATATGTAGCTACTAACCTTAAATTAAATTCAATACCTTACAGCTCTTCTAATCTTAGAAACTATTACAGAATGGGTGACGGTATATTAGACACACACCCTTTAATATGTGATATGGTAGAACCTAGTTTAGGTAGTGAATTAGTTACTAATGGTGATTTTCTTTTAAACCCAATAAATCTAAATGGTTGGTTTGAAAATTTTTTCCCTTCAGGTAATGTATTGGCTGGTAGTGCCTGGACTTGGGATAGTAGTACATATATAGTAACAGGAGGCATACAACAAGGTGGATCTAATAGTGAATCACAATTATTTCAAAATTATACAGCAACAGTCGGTAGAACATACAAATTTGAAGCTTTAGTAAAAAGCACTAATGACAAAGCTAGATTACATGTATTTACTGGATCTCCTGGAGGTAGTTTTCCTGGCAGTAATTTTCATTCAGGTAGTGGCGAATTTGAAAAATTAAGTATTTGTTTTGTTGCAACAGGTAATGCAGGTTCAACTACTACTGTCACTTTAAGATTACAACTTACCGCAGTTACTTCAGGCACAGAAACATTTACTGCACAATATAAAAATGCTACATTTAAAGAAGTTAATGGTGTACCAGCATTAATGACAAATATGACAGAAGCAGATATAACAAATGACGTACCAAGTTAAAAATTAAAATTATGAGAAAATACGCAATATGTGACATAGAATTATTAGACGAAGTAGATGCAGAGGGTAACCCAGTATTTGATTTTGGTAAGGTCTTAGAGTCTAGTAGAGAAACTATAAGAACATCTAATGATGGTTTATTATTTATAGCTAAGTGGGAAGGCGACACGCCTGTTTTTTTAAATGACGTAGTTACCTACACACACGCAGAAATATTAGAAGAACTAAAAGGTTTTAATTGGACAACAACAGAATAATGGAAAACCTAATAAACATAAACTTAGAGTACAGTACAGCACCACAAATACAAGAAGCACGTGGTAAAAACTGGATTGAGTACGGTACAGACGACTACAAAAATTTGTACCCTAACTTTATTATTGATCTATACTACAATTCGGGTACTCACTCGGCGATAATAAACGCTACTGCACAAATGATTGCAGGACAAGACATAACTGCAAAAGAAACAGATAGTGTAGAGCTTAACGCAAAGCTAGAAAACTTCTTTAGAAACGCTAATAGTAAAGAAACACTACACGAGGTAATTAAAAAATGTGCTTTTGACTTTAAACTACAAGGTGGTTTTGCCTTAAATGTTATATATTCTAAGTCAGGGCAGGTAGCAGAAGTATACCACGTGCCTGTAGAACGTCTTAGAGTAGGTTTACCGAACGCAATGGGTAGAGTGGATAAATATTATATTTCAGCAGATTGGAGTAACATAAGACGAAATAAACCACAAGAGGTTGCAGCATTTAACCCACTAGACAGAACGACACCTAGTCAGATATTATACACAGGTCTTTATAGTCCTAATATGGAAATGTATTATACACCTGACTATAGTTCAGCGTGTAACTGGGCGTTAATAGATCAAAAAGTAAGTGAATATCATTTAGGTAACATAGAAAGAGGTTTCTCAGGTTCGTATTTTATTAATATGAACAACGGAGTACCTACAGCAGAAGAAAGACTACAAATAGAACGTAGTATAGAAAAGAAATTTACAGGATCAGGCAACGCAGGTAAATTTGTATTAAGTTTTTCAGACAGTAAAGACAGGGCAGCAGAAATAACACCTATAGATGTAAGTAACGCTGACAAGCAATACTTAGCACTACAAGAATTATTAGTACAAAACATAATGACAGGTCACAGAGTTACAAGTCCAATGTTACTAGGTGTCAAAACAGAAGGTCAGTTAGGTGGTCGTGACGAACTTATGCAAGCATTTGAGATATACCAAAACACAGTTGTAAAACCTTATCAAGAACACATACTCAAAACACTTGAAAAAATACTATTAGTAAACGATATACAAGCAGACTTACAAATAGTGCAGTCTAGTCCTATTATGACTACGTTTACCGTTGAGGATATGCGTAATGTAATGACTAAAGAAGAAATTAGAGAAAAGCTAGGACTTGAACCACTAGAACAAGAAAACTTAGAAAGTGAAAGTTTAGCTAAAATAGGTGAAATAAATGGTATGCCTTTTTATAGTACAGTAGAAGAAGCACTAATTAAAGCAAAAGAATTAGGCTGTAAGGGTTTTCACGAAATGCAACACAAAGGAGAAACCGTGTATATGCCTTGTTCTAGTCATAAGGACGCATCAGACACTATGAATTACGAACAAACTAACTTAAAAAAAGTTGGTAGTATGATCACAGACGGTGTAGAACTACCGTTATATGACACTATAGAAGAAGCAGAAGCAGAAGCAAAAAGAATTGGTTGTAGTGGTCATCATGTACACACCCAAGACGGTAAAGAATATTTTATGCCCTGTGAAAATCACGATCAAATAACTAATCTACAATTAAATAAAACAGAACTAGATTTATTTTTAGAAACTGTAGAAGACATACCTGAAGACTGGGAGTTAGTAGAAGAAGAAGTAGTAGACGGTGAACACGTAGAATTTGATTTTGAAGGCGAACTAAATAAGATAGCTACAGAAAAAGTAGAGCTAAGTACAGGTAGAGCAATACCTGACGCTAAGAGTGAGCAAGACGGTATTAGTAAAAAAACGTTTGACTACTTTAGAGTAAGATATATTTACGCTGAAGACCAATTTCTAAAACGTAAGACAGGTAAAAAAAGAGACTTTTGCCAAAAAATGATGGCTGCAAAAAAACTATACAGAAAAGAAGACATTGATAGAATGTTTAAACTAAATAAAGAGTTTTCACCAAAAGGTACAGGTAAAGCAGGATATGATAAATTTTTATTCAAAGGTGGCGCACAATGTCATCACTTTTGGTTAAGACAAATATATAAGACAAAACTAGGTATTGACGTTAGTACAAAGATAAAAGACGCAGAACTAATAGGATATACAAAAGCACGAAGTGAAGGATTTACTGCAAAGAAGAACGACAAAAGAGTAGCAATAGCACCTAAACGTATGCCTAGACAAGGTAGAAAAAGTTAAATTATGAGTTACGTATTATTTATTTCAGAAAACAAGTTAAAAGATTCTACTGCTATAGGTGGTAACGTAGATATTGAATTTATCTTACCCTATCTAAAAGTAGCACAAAAGAAACACATAGAACGTGTGTTAGGTACAGACCTTTTTGAAGCGTTACAAACTAAAATATCAGGTGGCACGTTGTCAGGGGTTTACGAAACACTAGTAGACGAATACGTACAAGACGCTTTAGTACATTGGGCTTTCTTTGAATGTATACCGTTCTTACGATTTAAAGTAATGAACAATAACATAGTACAAAAGACAGCAGAAAACAGTACACCCTTAAGTAGACAAGAAGCTAACGATCTTCGTGAAGAAGTTAGAAACACGGCAGAGTTCTATACCGAGAGGTTAATAGACTATCTAAGACATAACAATAGTAGTTACCCTGAATTAAATACAAACACCAATGAAGACATATCACCTTCTAAAAACGCGTTTTATTCAGGTATGAATTTAGAAAAGGTAAGAGACAGACAAGGTGGTATAACATTAAGTGACTTTTTAACACCTGATCTAAATGAGTAGAAAATATTACAAACCTAAACCAAAAAACGAGAAAGCACTAAAAAGCTATTTAAAAAATGAACGAGATAAAAGACACGGCACAGGTAGGACTAGCAAACGTTAGTGCAATAGGAGTTAGCGTAGCACAGGTTAATGAGGTACTTACATTTGTGTCTCTAATCTTAGCTATAACATTTACAATATATAAATTCACAAAATTCAATGCCAGGTAAACACAAAAAGAAAAAAAAGAAAAAATAATGCCATATCACTATCCAACAAAAAAGAAAACAAAGAAGAAGAAAAAGAAACGTATGTAATGACATACAAGTATTTTAACTTACAAGAGTTCGCAAGTCCTGACGAACCTGATAGTGGTTTGCAAATGAATAGAGAATTTGTAGCACTATTAGACAAAGCACGAGATATAGTAGACGGTCAAATGATATTTAAAATAACATCAGGATATAGAACCGAACACTATAACGATTACGTTATAAAAGCACGTGTGGGTAGTTCACACAAAAAAGGACTAGCAGCAGACATAGCATATAACGGAAGTAGAGAGAGATACCTATTAGTAAATTCATTGATGTCCGTAGGTATAAATAGAATAGGTATTGGTAAAACATTTATACATTGTGACGTAGATACTATAAAAGATCAGAACGTTATTTGGACATACGATTATTAACCTTAAATTTTTATTATGAAAGAATATTTAATTATGACAATTTTAAAGTCAAAAAAAGTATGGTTTACAATAGCTGCAATAGTAATACCTGCAGTCGCTAGAGCATTAGGTGTTACAGAAGACGCAGTAAGTGAGATATTTTGGGCTTTAGTCACTCTAACAGGTGCGCAAGGCGTAGCAGACTTAGGTAAGGGTGCAGTCCAATAGATTCAGACTAAAACCACACGAAATAGAAGTTTTAATGCGTATGCGTTCTGAACAAACTAGAAACGTATTAGTCATTGGTGATTTACACGAACCTTTTGGTTTAGACGCATACCTTGACTTCTGTATTGAACAATACAAAAAGTACAACTGTACACAGACAGTATTTATAGGCGATATAATAGATAATCACTATAGTTCTTATCACGAAACTAGTGCAGATGGTTTAGGCGGCTTAGACGAGCTAGAATTAGCTATACAACGCATACAAAGGTGGTACAATGTATTTAACGAAAAAGGCACTAAAGTTATTATTGGTAATCACGATAGAATGGTTATGCGTAAAGCACAGACAAGCGCAATACCTTCTAAATGGATTAGAAGCTACAAAGAAGTTTTAGAAGTACCTAACTGGGATTTTGTAGAACGATACGAACAAGACAACGTACAATATATACATGGTGAAGGTGGCACAGCTCGTACTAAATGCCGTGCAGATATGATGAACACAGTACAAGGACATTTACACACACAAGCATACACAGAACACTATGTAGGTAAAAAATTTAGAGTATACGGTACGCAAGTAGGTTGTGGTATAGATCACGATTCTTACGCTATGGCTTACGCTAAGTATGGTAAGAAACCTGCAATAGGGTGTGCAGTAATTCTTAACAACGGTAAAACACCTCTCAATCTCTTAATGGAGTTATAAACAAACTATCTGTTAATAACTTTTACACAAAATAATTTGATAACTAATTTAGATTATTGTAAATTAGCACCATAAAACAAAAATAATTATGGAAACTTATATACCAAAAAACAGTATTAATACTCCGTTACAACTTACACAAGATGACCTTGTACAAGAATTACAGGAGTACAAAAGAGATAATGCAAGACTAAGGAAAAACAACGAGATTTATAAATTGCAATATATAGAATTAAGAGAAAAACTATACAAATTATTAGAAACTACAAAATTATAACTATGGAAACTTTACACAATATATACCACAAAGATACAGGCAATATGGTTGCTAGAAATCTAACAACAGACGAACTTGACAGGTTCTTTAGAGCAAATAGCAATCATACTTTTTCTAAACCTGTTTATCGTATAGAAACATTTTACAAAAATAAATTTTACAGATTTATGGATAAATACGACTACAAGTTTGTTATGTTTACGCTTATGTTTCTGTTAGGATATTTAGTAACTAAATTAATACAAGACCTATGGATGATATAACAATAATAGCTGAAGACTACCTACTAAAACAAGGTGTGCAAGTAGGTGTACAGAGACAAGACGCAGCTACTAACGAATACTATAACGATATAGGTTTTGCAAACTATGTAAGACTAATAGGTACAGAAAAACAAATAGAAGAATACAGAGCAACTCAAGACTGGGAAATGCGAGGTGTTTACGAATATGATCTACAAAATAGTGAAAAGCGTGACTTTTATTTAGATATGCACAAAAACAATAACGATAAAGCGTTAGCAATCATTATAAGGTAAACCTACACCTTTAACGTAGGCAATTTTAAATTTAATATTATGAAAACAAGCAAAATTAAAGAAGTGGTAAACGTAGGCGAACCTTACGGACAATATAAAGTTCTTTACCACAAACTAATTATGGAAAACGGAGATAAATTAGACATTGGTAAAACAAAGAAACAAGAAGTAGGTTATGAATTAACATACGAGTTTACAGGTGACTTAGGACAGCACGAGTTTACAAAAGCAAAATCAGTTAGTCCTATGCGAGAAGAATACAACAATTACGTTAAAAACAATGATAAAATGACTAAACAAGACTGGGAAGAAAAGGACAACAGAAAAGAGTTAGTTATTTCACGACAGGTTGCATTATATAATGCTACTGCATATTGTAACGCAGATAAGTGTTCACCTGAAGAGATATTAGAAACGGCTAATATGTTTTGCTCGTGGATAGTTTCAGGACAAATAAAAAGCAACTTACACGACAAAATACCTTTCTAGTTATGAATTTAGACGATAGATTAATGCAACGTATTTGTAATATTACATCAGAGGTTTGTAATACAAAAGTTAAAGACTTTACTTCTAACTCACGTAAACAACCTTATATTGTAATGCGTGTGGCTGTAGCTAATATTGCATTAATAGAAGAAGAGATTAACTATAAAACAATAGCTAAACATTTAAACAGAGATCGTACTAATATATATCACTATAAAGAAATGCACCACCAATATTACTACACGTGGCGTTTATATAGAGACACTTATAATAAAATTTTAACAGAGTATAGAGACGTTGCTGAATATGGTATGTCACTTTCAGAGTTTCAACTTAAATTAAAAGTGTCAGATATTAAAAAAGTAGATAACGAAGAAATAGAATTAAATGTAGAAACTAAACGTTTTAAGCATAGTTTACAAACTGATCTTAATAACTTAATTGACACGATTAAAAAACTAAAGAAAATTTTAATTAACTATGAGCATAACATTAATATTTTTGTATGAAACATTTACTAAGCAGTTCAGCGTTTCTAATAGTAAACAAAAAACTTGCGTTCATCTTAGGTTTAAAGACCACAGTTTACTTAGCTGATTTAATTAGTAAAGAGGAGTATTTTAAGACCAACGGTTTGTTAGTAGATCGTTGGTTTTTTAATACTGCAAAGAACATACAAGAAGACACTACACTATCACCACACGAACAAAGAAACGCACTAAAATTACTCAAAGATCATAACATAGTAGAAACCAAAATACAAGGTATACCTGCTAAAACACACTTTAGAATAAATGACAATGAGTTACTTAAATTACTCAGTTGTCAAAAAATTGAACAACTAGATGTTAAAAATTTTAACAACTTGGAGTTAAAAAAATTAACAACTATTAATAAGAATAAAGAAATAAGAATAAATAATAATATTAATATATTTAAGGACGAAGTTTTTTCTTACGATTATAATAATGATATGTTACAAGAATTTTTTGATTATTGGACAGAACCTAGTAAGACTGGTAAGTTGCGCTACGAGATTCAAAAAACGTGGTGTACTAACAGACGATTAAAGACATGGTCTAAACGTAGCAAAGACTACAATAAAAGCACGTCTAAAATAGACATACAATTAAAAGAATACGAAAAGGGTAAACAATACTTATGAAAGAAAAACTTTACGATATTATCTCACGTACTGCAATAGAGCTAGGGCATAAGACAGACGGCAAAACACTTGCAGTATTATCTAAAACATTTGCTTACGATCTTGAGACAGATAAAAGATTTAGACGTTTAACAATAGATGACGTAGACACAGCATTTAGGTTAGGTGTTAGACTAGACGAAAAAGATAGTTTTTTAAATATTAGAACCTTCTACAGGTGGTGCTTGACACATAAGAAAAGACTTCAGGAAGCATATTACGAAGTACATACACTTGGTGCTGATCCTGAAAAAGTACCTTACTATAAACAGAACTTATTAAATAGTGAAAACAATAAGTAAACTTAAAAAAGAGTTAGACAAATGGTTTTCTTTATATATAAGACTGCGTAAAGCAACTGATACAGGACTTGCACAATGCTACACCTGTGGTAAGGTAGATCACTACAAAAAATTACAATGTGGACATTTTCAATCACGTAAATTTTTACCTACAAGATTTAATGAGCAAAACTGTCAAGTACAATGCGCTAAGTGTAATATATTTAGTCAAGGCGAACAATGGTTATTTGGTCTTAAATTAGACAAAGATTATGGTATAGGTACTGCACAAGACTTAGAATTACTAAGTAAAAGCAAAGTTAAGATTACTAGAGTAGAATACACCGAAAATATTACTTATTACAAAACACTTGTTAAAAACTTAAAAAAAGAAAAAGGTTTAGATTAAAAAATAAAATTAAATTACAAACGTGAAACCTATATACGTCAATAAAGAACACGAAATAATAATTGAAAAGTATTTAGACACGGTATGTAGTTTTGCTCAACAATGCGCAAGTAAACCTAAATACCTTAATTATTTAGAAGTTATTGATAGTATCATAGAATATCACAACGAATATAAGATTACAACTCATACTGGCAACTGGCTAGACTTTTTGTTAATTATACCTATTAACGTAACAACTATGACTAATGGTTTTTTTGCAGGTATAGAAAACAAAAGAAACATAGCACAGCTTAGAACGTATCAGTTATTACTATCAGAAATAATTGTAGAGGTTATTAGTAAACTTAGAGACATTAAGCCTACAAGTGAATAAAATTTATAAAATAGTAGCAGATTGCAGAAAAGATTTTATAGAAATGTCATACGCATTTACAACAGATGAAAACGAGATAAACGAAGTAGTACAAGAACTTATGCTATACTTCTTACAGATGAATAAAGACACACTTAAAAATATATACGACAAAGACGGTAAAAAAGGTATACTTAAATATGGTGCAGTAGCACTTAGAAGAAGTTTCAATAGTCCACGCAGTCAATACTTCTACAAATATAAAAAGTATTACACTAAACTAGACGACACTTGTAATATAACTACAAGTGTTAATTATAAACTAGAAAACATACCAGTTATTGAAATACCTAAGAGTTACCAAAAGCTAGAACAAATAGACACAGCGTTAGATACTATGTACTGGTATGATCGTGAAATATTCAAACTATACTACTACGAAAAAAACACGTTAGATAGTCTAGCAGAAAAGACAGGTATAAGTAGAAACAGCTTGTACACAACAATAGACAAAGTAAGAAAAGAACTAATAGAATTATTTAATGATTAATATTACAAACGAAGATAATATGGAGTTGATGTCAAGATATGAAGATAATCATTTTGATTTAGCAATAGTTGACCCTCCTTATGGATTAAAAAAAAATACATATGGAAGTGCAAATCTTGCAAAAGCAAAATTTAGCTGTGTTAAACATAATCATAAAGAATGGGATTTAGCACCAAATAAAGAATATCAAAAACAATTATTTAGAGTTTCTAAAAATCAGATAATTTGGGGTGTTAATCATTTTACATCTATCTTTCCTTTTAACAGCAGTTGTTGGATTGTTTGGGATAAAGATAATACAGGCGGTTTTGCAGATGCTGAATTAGCTTATACAAGTTTCAAATCTGCAGTTAGAATTTTTAAGTTTAGGTGGAATGGAATGCTACAAAAAGATATGAAAAACAAAGAAATTAGAATACATCCAACACAAAAACCTGTAAAACTTTATGAATGGCTTTTAATTAACTATGCAAAGGA